TATGCCTTCAACGCTATTCGCAAAACACCCCAGATATATGTATGAGTCTACTTGACCAACTTAGAGATAGAATCGCGAGCGCAGTTGCACCGCGAAGAAACGACAGACCGTATATTCGGTCGGGTGGTACTCGCAATATCGGTGCGACTCAAGTCGGTAATGAGTTAAGCGCCTCACTTCGAGGTACTGTCTTTGCTTGCCTTCAGCATAGAGCAAATGCTTTGAGCGGTATCAAGTTCGATGCATATAAAGAGCAGAACTGGGAAAAAGAAGAGCTTAGTCGCGGTCATTGGACTAACGAATTACTTAGTAATCCGAATCCGTATTTTACACGCTCTCAAGTTTTCGGATATATTGAAAATTGGTTATCTATTAATGGCAATGCGTTTATATGGACTCCGACAAACGGCTACCGAGTACCGCTTCAAATGTGGGTATTAAATCCGACAAGAATGCGAGTTATTAAAGGCGAGAATAACTTCATAGATGGGTATGTCTATCAGTCAGCGCAAGAAGGCAATATAGCTATACCGGAAAAAGAAGTTATTCACCTTGCGAAGTTGCATCCCGCCTCGCGTCCAGAAGAAATTATCGGTATGAATATCTTCGGTGTTGGTCTTGTATCAGCTGCTTTGGAATATGCGAATATAGACCGCGAGGTTAGTGCTTATTTAGCTCGGTTGTTTGCCAACAATACCGTTCCCCCGCTTATTGCAAAGTTCCCTGAAAGATTCGATCAAGACGAATGGCAAAAGCTTAAGTCTGCATGGAATGAAGAATTACCAGACTACAAGCTTCGCGCTTTGCTTGGTGGTGGTATGCAATTAGAATTACCGCCGAAAGGCGAGCTTGCAGTTGGTTACGACGCTGTAAGCAAAGACGTAAGATCTCAAATCTCTCAAGTCTTTGGCGTGCCTCCCGGTATGCTTGATGGGTCATTCCAAAACCGAGCGACTGCAGAGGTTCAGTTTGCAATCTTTAGACAAAACACAATAGACCCCGAAGCTTTGTACATTGCCGAAGAGTTTACACGCCATTTCCGTAGATGGGAAGAGGATGTACTCATCCAAGCGCAGCCGTATGAATATGCAGATCCCGACGCTGATATGAGGCAAGAAGAGTTCGAGCTTAAGTGGGGAATCAAGACAATTAACGATGCAAGAGGCGAGCGCGGATACGATCCGATTCCTGAAGGCAATACGCCGCTTATTGCTAATGGTTTTGTCCCGCTTAACATGGCCGTTAACCCCGCTCCCGTGCCCGTAGCGGCTCGAAAACTCTTAACAAGGGCAAATCCTAAGCTACCTATCGTTACAGCCGATGCAAAGGACCTCTTTTGGAGAAACTTCGACGGGATAACTGAAGCGAATGCAGGTAGCCTCGAGAATGTAATTGAGATGATCATAGCTCAAATCAAAGAGCAAGTCTTTCAGCTTGCAGATGACGGCGTGTTGACTCTTGCAACTGTAGATGTTTCACCCGAAGACCTTGCGGAATACGATGCAATCATAGCAGAGGCCGCAAATCAAGTAGCTACCGAACTCTATGCGACTCTTGCAATCGAGGGCGCCGTGCCTCCGACTGCAGAGGTTATTGCTTTGGTCGAAGAGTCAAGCGCTCAAATCCGAGATTCTATCGGAGTTATCAAGCAAGAAGTACAAGCAACTCTCACTGCAAACGCCGGTAAGGATAAAGAAGAGCTTTTCAAGATCCTGAATACCAAATTCGACTCTTTGCAAACAAGCAGAGCGCGTGCAATCGCAAATACGACCGCCGCAAATGTTACAAGCGGAATGCAATACGCCGTGTACAAAGATGAAGGCTTCAAAATGGTATGGCTAACTCAACGCGATAACCGCGTAAGACCAGCTCATGCTGCTATGGAAGGCTCGACTCAAGGAGCGGACGGATACTTTACCGTAGTGACCGAAGTTCGCGATAAAGAAGGCAATATCATTGAAGTCAAAACCGAGAAAGCAAAGCGCCCTCTCGGGTCAGGTCTTAGCGCTTCAAATGCAGTCAATTGCAGATGCCAATTATTCCCCGTGGAAGCCTAATGAGTTACAAGCCTAACAAAGGAATGCAAGAAGAAGCAGAGCGTGCTATCCGTTGGGTCGAAGAAGGCCGCAAAGGTGGTACTCGCATAGGTAAAATCAGAGCGCGCCAAATAGCACGCGGCGAGAATCTTAGCGAGGATACTGTAAAGCGTATGTATTCTTTTTTCTCAAGGCAAGAAGGCGTAAAAGATGCTGAAGGCTTCGAGCCTGGTGAGGATGGATATCCCTCACCTGGTAGAGTCGCATGGGGTCTTTGGGGTGGTGACCCTGGTTATAGTTGGTCAAAGAACATAGTAGAGCAATTAAAAAATAGAGGTTTTAATATGAATTTAATAACACGCGAGCTGAACCTACAAGTTAGGGACGACTATGAAAAGGAAAAGGAATACGAAGAGAAAGAGAATGATCTCTATACTTTCGTAGTATCGACTCCTGAAGTTGACCGGTATGGTACTATCATAGTTCCAAGTGGAATAGACTATACAGCATATCTAAATAATCCCATAGTCTTAGCTCAACATGACTCGGATCAGTGGCCTATCGGTCGCTGCTTAGGCTTTGCAATGAATGGCGAAAACCTAGAAGCTACAATTCAAATCGAGTGTATTACTGAAGAAGGCAAGAAGCTTAACAAGCTTATCAATGCCGGATATGTAAAAGCCGTATCAGTTGGTATCATTCCAAAAGAATACGAAGAGAAAACAATCGACGGGCAAAAGGTAACTATTTACACAAAGTCCGAGCTTGTAGAATTTAGCGTCGTATCAGTTCCTGCAAATCGTCAAGCTTTGCTTAAGAAATCTATGAAGACTTTACTCCAAGATTCAATCAATAAATACAAAAAGGAAAAGAGAATGTTAACCCCAGAGATCGAGCAAAAGATCAAAGACGAACTTCTTCCGGCAATCAAGGAAGCGTTTGTTAATGAGGTAATTAATCTCGGCTTTTCACCTGAAGAAGCCGAAGCATCCGTAAACGCTTTTATCACTGCAGGCGCTCCTCCTATGCTAGCAGTTTTGCAAGGCGAAGCACCAGCCGTTGTAGAGCCTGAAGTTGCACCCGCTCCCGAAGCTGCAGAGCCTCCAGTTGAGGTAGTAGAAGAAGGATACAAAGCACCTGAAACTCGCGTCGGTAAGAAAATTGCAGCTTCAACACAAGCGCAAATCAATGAAGGTATGGATATGATTCAAAATGGCTACAAGATTATCAAGTCTGCAGTAGCTAGCGAAGGCCGTTCAATTACTTTGAACATGCCTAAAAAACTCAATACAGACGAATTACTTAATTTAATCTAAGGATATTGCATAATGGAAAACATTATCGTAACAAAAGACCAACTGAAAGAAGTTGTTGACCGCAAAGTAGCCGATCAACTTCGCACACAAAAGCCATCAAGTAACAATGGCTTTGTAACAATCAAAGCAGATCATGATGCACGCCGTGACCAAGCTCGCGTCGTAGCTGACTATATTCTTGCAGTTCACAAAGGCCGCGAAGGACAAGCAGACGATATCGCACGCAAAGCAAACGAAAAGTACATCACAAGAGCTGACTTTAATACCGGTACAGCAGCACAAGGTGGCGCGGCGGTTCCTCAGTTTTGGGTAGAAGAGATCATGTCTTTTGCAGATCAGTACGGATATGCAAGAGCACTCGCGAAGATCTATCCAATGAGAGGCAAGACTGAAAACTTGGTATCAAGTGGCGCGTTCACAGGCGCGGTAGTTGCTGAAGGTTCTGGCTTGACTTTGACTGACTCAACTAACTTCTTTACAGCGACTCAACTTACAGCCCGTAAGATTGTAGCCGGTGCTATTATATCCGAAGAGCAACTTCAAGATGCTACCCCTGCATTCTTGGATTATGTAGTGAATGGTCTTGGCCGAGCTCTTGCCGAAACTGAAGACAAGCAGTTTTTCAATGGTAATGGTACAGCTCCAAACTTTACAGGCTTAACAGGTGTCTCCGGAACTACAGTAGTTCGCCAAGGTGGTGCTAATAACTCTGGTAAAGATACATTCGGCGAAATCTCATGGACTGACCTTTGGAACTTGCGCCTCGGTGTAAATTCCGGCGTTGGTGCAAATGGTGCTTTTGTAGTGCCTCAGTCAGTTTTCGGATTTTTGATGAAAGAAACAGGCGGAAGCCGACCGATCTTTGACATGGTGCGCCCTATCGAAATTACATCAATCGGCTTAACAGCTCTTGCAGGTAATTCATACTTCACACCAACAGGCCGCCCGATGCACGTAGTACCAGATGCACTCTTCCCAACAAGTGCAGCGAATACAGCATCTGCATTCTATGCTGATTGGAATCAGTTCACTGTAATGGGTATCCGCGAGGATGTAACAGTTAACGAATACAAAGAGTATTTCGGCGCGACTGGTTTGGGTGGCACTCATCAAAAAGGTATCGAAGTTGTTGAGCGCGTTGCTTTCGCATTCCCAGCTCCAAGTGCTATCGGTGTTCTCAAAACTTCAACAACCTAATTAGGTGATTTATGCTCGTAGATGTAATTCTAATCGAGCCGTATAAAGGTGTTTCGGCAGGGTATGAGACCTCTCTCCCTGCCGAGATTGCCGAGGCTCTTATTAAACAAGGCAAGGCGAAAGATGCAAAGCCCGCGCCGAAAGTAGAAACAAAGAAAACAGGTAAATAACCATGCCATATACAAGTGCAAATCCGAGGGCGTTTAATGCTCTCATGACCTTTCTTAATTTGGAAGTTAATGGCGATCCGACCTCCGAGGATACGGCGCTGTATACTTGGTTTGATGACCTGATAACAACTTGCTATGTAGAGGCTGAAGGCTATTGCGGTCAGCCTCTCCGTAGTGGGACGATATATTACCAATTTTATGCCTCAAAAGCTCAACGCGGCCTCGAAGCTAATCACTCATGGAAATATATCCCCTACAATGCTAACACGGCTCTTACGGCTTTGCAGTGGCGCGAGAATGAGTTTGCAACTTATGCGAACTTCGACGCGGGTAACTATGCATGGAACGCCGAGCCGTATGCTAATTACATTGTCTTTCGTGATAAGACAAATGGACAATTCAAGGCGACGCTTACGACGGGCTTCAGTGATGCGTCAATGCCATATACAATCTTGCAAGGAATAGCCGAAATGGTCACTCTTGCATATAAGCAAAGCCCTCAAGGCGGTAATTGGTTCGGGCTTAACTCCGTCGCAACAGGCGGCGCGGGTCAAACAGTCAGCCAATCGCTGAAAACCGATATAGGATGGCATAAGTACTTTGCGCAGTTCGTTATACCAACGGTGTAATAATGATTAATAGCGAAGCTTTAAAGGGCATTTTACGGCCTGTTATTCTGAAGAGCTTGGAGCGCATGCCTTTTGTCATGCAGGCGTATATCGGAGCTAATATGAACTTCCAAGGTCAAGCCGATAGGATAGCACCATCGAAGAGCGATAAGCTAACAACTTACTCTGGTGCTCTTTTCCGAAGTTTTGCAAAAGGTCAGCCCGGAAATGTTTTCAGAGTCTCGCAAAATGGTGATAACTTCGAAGTAGAATACGGGTCAGACTTGCCATATGCAAGAGTCCAAGAGTTCGGCGGATTCATTGCAAGCAAGGGACGGATGCATAAATACTTTTGGGCTAAATTTGCAGAGACAAAACAGCCGTATTTTAAGAATATCGCACTAAGCGTGCAAAAGAAAGGCGGCGTAAACATACCAGCCCGCCCGTACTTTAATCCTGCAGTCGATAGACTTCGAAATGATACCAAGTTCGCAAGCGATATAAAACAACAAGTCATAAACGGAATACAACAATGGCAAGAGAGTCAGCGGCGATCAAATCCATAACAGATAGACTTCGCACAATGAGTGGAGTTAAAGTCTATGACCAAGTAATGCTAGATAAATGGAATACCTATCAGTTCCCGTTTGTCGGTGTATTGAGCGGTGCAGATGCTCGCGAGGTAATAGGACTCGAAGACGATTCAGCCTTTGCAAATAAAGGCACTTTGGATATGTATTTACTTGTCGGAGTACAGGTAAAAAAGAATAGCACGGCGGGTAAAGCTAATTTGAGAGAAGCTCTTGCCGACTTGTGCGAGGCAATTGAGAATAAGCTTACAAACTATAAGCCCGATGTCTATGAGTCTGATTACGAAAGGACATATTTTGCGCCCGTGCATTTTATCGACGCGCAAGCGGTCACATTCAATGACGATGAAACGAAAGGCATATCTTTCATGACTTTTAGGACGGTATATTACAGAGGAGATGTATGAAGTTAAGTGCATGTGTAATCTTTCAGGATGGAGATGACCTGAAAGGATGGAGGGATTCTTTACCGAGTGATAATGTCGAAGTCGTAGCACTTCGCACGGCGGTAAATCCTAAATTGAAAGAGCCTGTATTTCAAGAAGTCGGTCGCATTGATGACCATATAGTGCTAAGTTGGGAATATCCCGACTTCGAAGAGTATTTCGACTTCAGTTATTGCCGTAATAAGCTCGATGAGTATGCGACTGGTGACTGGATTCTGCATATGGATTCAGACGAGCGCCTTGCAAGTCCTGAAGATGAATTTTGGCAATATATCGAAGAGCTTAACAATACCGAAGCGGTCGCGGCTTATCTATCCATTGGAGGATGCAATAATGATCTAGATCCGCAATATACGCATATTCGAAAGAGGTATAATATACCGGCAATGCGACTGCATAGAAGAAGCGCGTTTCTTAAATGGCAAAGAATATGCCATGAGACGCTCGAAGTAGATCCGAATGGTACGGTCGTAGCTGATACTGACATATTGCTATACCACAAAGGATATAGCCAAGATACTGAAGTCTTAATGCATAAAGCAGAACGGAACGGAGGCCTTATGGTAAGAGAATACACACGCGATAAATCACAAAGAAACTGGGATTATTTAGTTAACACATTTTCATATCTAAAACAATTATCTAAGAGGTAATATCATGGTAGTAGGCGGCGCTAACCTTAGCGTATTCTATACAGCAAATGAACTCGGTACAAATCCTACAGTAGGAGCTACCGCAATTCATACAATGAAGCGCAAAATCAAGACTTCATTGACTCGCACGACTTTCACAATCGATCAAAATGAAGACAATCCAGAACTCACTTCATTCCTTGAAAACTATGCACCTGTTACAACAGTCACTGCAGATCAAGGCGAATATGAGGACGGGACAAAATTCAACTCATCACAAGCGACAAGCGATACACTTTTGCAAATCGTATACGGTGGTGTTGATACTACTCTAAACAAGCGTAAGGTTGTTTTGATGCTTTGCAAATTAGCACAAGACGCGGGTGCGTTTGACCAAGAATCAGGAAAATACACAAAGCCAAAAGTAGGCGGCGATGTGGTAAATAATGATACTGATCTTGTTATCGGGACAAGTTACTTTTTAACTACTCTTGTAAGCGGTGCGACTGCGGTCACAATCCCTGCAAAGATTGGTTACAAAGAAATCTGGTTTACAGCCCCTTAATTCACACGGGGCGGGCAAAACCCGCCCCCTTATTTTTACTCAAAGGAGATAGCATGAAATTATATCTAAATGAAACAGCACACGAAGTAGCACTATACACAAAATTGACCCCCGCTCTTTATGACAAGGTTACGCCGCTTCTCTCTGAACTTGCAAATACTAAAGGCGCTCAAGCAGCCGCCGAAACCGAGATCATGGAGAAGGTATTTAGCCGCGAGAGCCTTGCAAAAAAGATAGACTTAACAAAGGGGCAAGACGCATTTAAAGACATTATGCAAGAGTTCGAGTTCCAAGAAATTGTAAAGACTGCATATCTCAAAGTCCGAGCAAATCTATTCGAGCTTATCAATGTCGATGAAACTACCATACCAAAAGTATTCCAATTTGTCAAAGCCGTAATAGATGAAAGCAAAGTGCAAAATACCGAGCTTTTGAGTGGTATTCAGTCCGAGCCTTCAAGCGAGTTTTGGCAAAACCAAGACTTAGACGGCATTCTGGACTCACTAAAGTTTTTTCGTGAAACGGTATGCCGAAGAGTCCGCATTATGTGAGTATTATCTTGAGGACTTGACGGTATTTAACGATCCAGACGATGACGAATATGAAGAGACGGACGGAGATGAGAGTGCTTATTATCTTGGCGAAATTGTAGGCTCATATTGGATATTCAAAGGCGTTGCAGGCGGCGATCCTGCAGCGTATCTAAGACTATATTACGATACCCCGCGTGTGGATGTAATCCGTACTTATGCCTATACAATAACTTACCACAAAGAACGCCGCAAAATGGAGCGCAGAATCAATGGCCGATGATATCAAAATTAAACTAGGACTGGATGCAACCGAATTATTTAACGGTCTGAATAAAGTCACTACCGAACTTAATCAGGTGCAAAATGAGTCGAAGCAAACCGACCAAGCACTTGATAAAATGGCCGATATAAATACATCCGGAGCCGTTGCAGATGTAAATAAGCTATCCGCGGCGATTGATGGCGTTGGTGATTCTGCAAGCGGGCTTGGCGGTGTATTTGAAGGACTCAAAGGCGGGCTAGGTGACGCTCTTAGCGGTGGTTTGATTGGAGGGCTTGTAGGTGGTGGCTTGGCCGCTGGCGTGCAAGCGGGGGTCGGTGCTATCATTGATGGCTTTGGGGCGGTTGTTGATGCAGGTCGCGGGCTTATATCGGCTCAAGGCGATTTGCAAGCACAAACAGGCGCTACGGGTGCGGAATTTGAGGCACTAAAAAATGCAGCTGATGAGGCGTTTCTCGGTGGTGTTGGTGAATCAGTAGCCGAAGCTACAAAAGTGATAAGCAATGCAAAGGTAGTGCTCAAAGATGCATTACCTACCGACCAAATCGGAGAATTCGTAAAAGGCGCGCAAGCTCTTGGCTCGCTTTATGATAAAGATGTAAACGAGGTCATTGCAAAGTCAACGCCGTTTATTAAGCAGTTCGGGCTTGATGGTAAAGAAGCATTCGACTTAATTGCATTCGCCGCAAAAGAGGGTAAGACTTCGCAAGACGATGTACTCGATACCCTTGCCGAATACTCGCAATTACTAAGTGAAGCGGGATTTAGTGCAGAGGACTTTGCGGGTCAAATGGCAATCGCAGGGCAAGAGGGATTGTTTAATACCGACAAGATTGCAGACTCGATCAAAGAAGCTCAAATCAGACTCAAAGCAGGTGATACTGCAAAGGCTTTTACTGATATTAAAAACCAATTGCCTCAAGCGCTTGGTTCAACTCTTGGCAATCTTGAGCAACTTGCATCTAGTGGTCAAATCACAATCAAAGAATTCTTGCAAAAGTCAGGGGAATCAATCAAAACGGCGTTTGATGCAGGTCAAATCTCAGAAGCGATGGCTACTCAATTACAAGTAGCCGTAGCCGGAACGCCCGCCGAAGATATTGGAGTCGAAGCATATAATAAAATGTTCGGCGCTCCAATACCAACTGAAGAAATCAAGAAAAAAGCAGCGCAAGCCGGTCAAGATGCTATGAATGCGGCGGGCCAGTATCTTAGTTTTGACATGGTTAGTCGTAACTTAGAACTTGCATTCACAAAAGCAAGCGCGGTCGTAGTGAAAGGCGCTTCCGATGCATTTGGAATGATTGCAACTGCAGTAGGGCCTGCATTCTCCGAACTTGGTGCGACTTTGAGTGGAGTATTTGAGAGGATATGGACTGTTATTGGTCCGATTGTGATGGGAATAGGCGCGGCGATTATGACTAATATTGTCGGAGCTTTTAACATTGCAATTACTGTAGTCACTACCGTACTTGATATATTTACAAGCATATTCGATTCTATTGCAAGTTCACTAAGACCCCTAATAGATGTTTTCTCGCAAGCATTTGGAGAGGATGGAGCTGTAGGTCAAGGAAAAACAGTAGTACAATCATTCCAAGAGGCTTTGAATTTTGTTGGTGAGGTTATTCGCGAAGTTGGCGGTATAGTTGCCGATATTGGCGGGCTTATCATTGAGTTTCTTATCACTCCATTCCAAACGCTTATCGAAGTTATTGCCGATGTTACGCGTTCTATTGCAGGGTGGATATCGACAAATGATTCAAGTACCGAATCAATGAAGGAATCAGGAAAAGCCGCGCAAAACAGCAAAGGCTTTATCGATACACTTCGACAAGCATTTGATAATATCCGAGGAACTATCGGAGGTGTTCGCGAGTCCTTTATTCAAATCAAAACTACTATCGGTGAGTTTTGGGATGCTATTACGCAATTAGATATTCAAAAGGCGCTCTCTGCATTTACTGGTTTTGGTGATAAGTTAAGCGATGCTTATGATAAAGGATTTAATGCTACAAAAGAACAAATTCAAAAAACTAATCAAGTTGTAAAAAAAGGCAATGAAGACGCTGCAAATGAAGCTGCAAAAGCAGCGGCTGCAAAAGCAGCGGCTGAGAAAGCAGCCAAAGAGAAAGCGGATGCTGCAGAGAAGGAAAGATTAAGAAAATTAGCGCTCGCAAATGCAAAAGGAAAAGGAGCAGATGCAGAATCCGAACTTCAGCAACTCAAAAGATTCTACAAAGGCCGCCAAGACGAGCTTGAAAATGATATTGAGCGCGAGGTGAACTCTGAAAAAAACAGAGGTAAGGATTTAAAAGCAATACGAGCGCAACTAGATGCCGAAGCTAATATAAAATTAAAGCAATGGTTAAACGAGCGTATCGGTGGTATTACAGATGCTAACGCGTTCCTAGATAAAAATCAACTCACTGCAAAGATAACTCCAAGCAAAAAGAAAGGCGAAACAGTTGCGGATATAGATAACTTCTATACGCAAGAGATGGCAAAATTAGCAGATAAACTAACAGTCGAAGTTGGTATAAGTGCAAAGCCACCCGAATTTAAGGAATTAGAAAAAGAATTTGATACACTCGCAAAAGACATAGCCAAAACAAGCGAATCCTTAGTGCCTAAAACCCTCGCTACGAGTCAAGAGGCGCTTGATGGTACTATTGCGACGGTTCAGCAATATATCGACTTCATAAAGCTTCAGAATGACGAAATTGCACTCAAACAAGCAGAGGCCATAGCGGCGGGTAATCAAGAGGCGGCCGATAAATTCGGAGAGTCAATCCAAACCAATATCCAAAATATCAATTTGCTAAGTGGCCGCTTAGAGAGATTCGGAACTGAAAGCAAAACGGCAATCGAGAAAGCCGCCCGCGAGTCAACTCTCGAATTTCAAATACAGACCGCTTTGCAAACTAGCATTCTTGATGCATTCAACTCGGAGAAAATCCGAAAGGAAAAAGAGGCGAATGATGCCATAAGAGAGGAACGCCTCGGAGCTTTGAACGCCGAAGAGGATGACTTAACAAAGAGTCTAGCAAAGAGAGAAATTTCTTTCGAGGATTATGCTGCAAAGATTGCAGATATTGACGCGCAAAGAAAACAAGTCGAAGAGCAAACCGAAGTCACTTTCTTGCAAAGGCTTAAAACTGCAGGCGATCAAGCGGCCGCGAGCGTGCTAAAATCTCAATCCGAGATATTCAAGAAAAACGCTCAAGGCATG